GACAAATATTTAAAAGCGGTGTAGATGAAAAAGGGTTATACTTTATTTGTGAGATAAGGGATGATACTAAAATAGCTAATAGAGTTAAGGATCAAATAAATGAAGGAAAGCTTAAAAGTTATTCTATTGCAGGATCGGCTACAAAAACTCAGAATATGCAGAAAGGGTTAATGCCTTACATGCAAGTGAATGAGATGGAACTAGCAGAGGTTACTGTATGTGAGAAAGGTGTTAACCAAGGAGCTGGCTTTGATCTATTAAAGAGTCTTGCAACTCCCAAAGGTTCTTGTATAGATGGCAGTTGTCTTGTTAAGCTAGAGAAACGAGATGATCAAATAAGCCCTGAAGAAGCAGGATTGAGACATGCAACGGAACCAGAATTAAATGCTGGAATAAATTGTGACTCATGTCAATACTTTATTAAAGGAGAATCCTGTGAACTTGTAACTGGTACAATACATGCTAATGATTGGTGTAAATTATATATTCCTGAAGAAAGTGACCCAACTGCTAATGGGGAGCAACCAACAGTCTTGGAGGTGATTCTAATGCAAAAAGAAAATGGTGACATAGATTTTATAAAGTCATTTAATAAATGGCAAGAACTACAAAAGTCCGATGATGATTGTCCATGTAATATGTTTGGACATGATACTATAGAGACTTTTACAGATATTATCTCTAATGCGGATAAAGACCCTAAAGACCCATTCCAGAGTGGTAAGTCTTTTCATACCCTCCATAATTTTGAGGGGCGTACAAAGGAACATCATCAACTATTAAGGGAGTATGGTTTTCCATCAGAGCAACCATTAGAAGGAGCTAGGTATACACCTGTAGTGGAAATAGAAACTAATGATTGGGGAATGCCAATTAATCATCGACCACCATGGACTGTAAATGAAGCTGGACAGGAATTAGGTAATAGATTGGATGAAGACTCTCCAGACTATTCTTCATCTCCTGCAGGGAAAGCTAAGGAGGCTGCTGATGCATCAGGACATCCTTGGTACTCTCCAGAGATTCCTGTAACTAAACAATTCTTTAATTATATGGATGGAGTTAATGGAGTTGAAGTTCCAATAGATTTCCAAAGACAACCTTATACTAAACTTTATGATGGAGATAAAGGTTTACCCATAACTAATTGGATAAAAGATACAACTCAGTCTGATGACACTGAGAATAATCCTTTTGCTATTGCAACGGCTCAGGCTCAAGAGCAAGGGTATAAAGATTTTTCTGAGGGTTCTAAGGGAGATAAACAACGAAAGAATATTGCGGAAGCATTAAAACTAAAGTAAAGGAGATATGTTATGAGTTGGATGGGGAAGTTTAGACCACAGATTTTCTTAGCTATTACTGTTCTAGGGGTACTAGCTTATTTTGGGGCTTCTACGGGTTACCCAGAAATAGCAACAGGAACCATTGGTGGAATAATAGCTCTTGGAATGAAAGTATTAGAGAACGAATAATGAGTCAAGAGATTATTATAACACTAGTAAATGATTGTAATTGTACAGAGACAGGGGAATGTACCTGTGAAGATGACGTATGCAATTGTGAATGCGAATGCATGGAATGTGAAAGAGAGTATATAGCTTGTGCTTGTGGTGGAAACTGTCAGTGTAGTGGTTAGAGGGAGCACATAACGAATAAAGATGAGTTGCCATTGTGGCTTTATTTTATACTTATTATTATAATTTTATTTTCTTTTAGTATATATTATATTATTATCGTCTAGTTCCGTTAATACTCTCATTATTTGGATTTAATCCTCTATGACATTTACACTCACAACCTTTTAATATACAATAACTATGTTCCCTAGATAAACATATAAGAGATGTCATCTATTTATTGTAGTTCCCGTATTCTCTATTGTCAGAGTAAGAACCTTTTCCAAGATCATCTAATGCCTTTCCTATTATTTATTTTTGATTACTACTATAAATGCAATTACTACCAAAATGGCAAAAACTGCTAATAATATATATTCCAACATTTTGGCTTCCTTTTCATTTTGTTCTCATTTCATTCTCTATGATAGTATCTTTTTTCTCTAGTTCATCAATCCTTTTTCCCAAACACGCTTCCCGTCAATAAAGCACCAAAAGATAGGTGAAATATTCCACCACCCTTCAATGTGTATGGCTCATGTTGGGATACTAGTTTCTTCAAATATTCCATCTGTACTAAAGGGTCTTCAATTGCTTGTAGGTGACTCATATAATCAGTTAAGTCTAATCCCATCCTTGCCACACCGTAATAAACAGGGACTACTATAAAGTCGTACAAACAAATTGTTAAGTAAACAATTAAGGCTGTCCAACGCCATCTCATAATACTCATCGTTGCTTAATTTTCGTTATATCCAAAGGCTTGGGCAACTATAATACCTATTACTGCTATGGGTAGTTTAGTATTTGCTAGGTTCATAGTACACCCACTATCAACGCTGCCACTTGAAATGCACCCCATATCAACAAAGTGCCAATAATTCTTTCCTTCCAAGTACGTTTCGTCTTAATCATTACATTCATAATAATCTCCTATTCTGGTTGGTAATTTAATATTAGCTATATTCATTTTTTACTCACTAATTGTTTAATAGTATTATGCCAAACTATCCTAGCCAATCCTATTACACCTACTATAACAGCAGACCATGAAATTATTTGGATAGTCATTATATCTTCAAAGGCATGACGAGAAACATCTGCCATAATACCTCCAAATACGATTAATGGAATTGGAAAGTATTCTTTTATTAATTTCATTGGAATTACTCTGGGATAACTAGGGTATCTATTGCGTCTATAGCAACTTTAGAAAATTCTTTTATTTCCTTTACAATAGCTTTTTTCTCAGCATTAGTTACTTTATTATCTTTTAATGCTGCACTAATGGTTTGTAAAACATCCATTCCTTCATCCATGATATCTTTACCAGCATTAGCCAATCCCTTGTTAAGATTGTAAAAAGCCATTCCTAAACTTATAATTTTAAATATATTCATTCTATACCTCCGCATTTACAATTTCCCCCACAAGAACATGAGGAATCATCATTATCAATATATTCTTCACAACTACAACCATTATCTGTGGTTTCAATACACTCTAAACATTCACAATCGCAAAAACAGGACATTTCATCACATATACATTCACCTGTTTCCATACAATCACAATCATTATTAATTGAAGTAATATCTGGATCATTCATTTTCTAAAACCTTCATTCCTAAAGCAATTATGCCGCCGATAGTTCCTGTGGCAATTTCTGGGAATCCATTCATAGCTCCGAATCCAGCTAAAATACCCAACACTAAAATTGCTAAAAATATCTGTGGTCTTAGTTTTCCTATCATTTATATTTCTCTGGTATTTGTAATTTTAATGCTTCAGCAATTTCCTTACGTTTTTTATCGCCTTCGCTTCCTTCTTTAAAATCGTCATACCCCAGTTTTTTAGCCTGTGCAGTTGCTACTGCAAAAGGATTTTCTACGTTTTTTTCTAGCACTCCATTATAATTAGTAGACTTCTGAAAACAGAACTCACATCCACAATCTTCTTTGTAAAAATGTTTATTTTCATTTTCCATCCAATTAAAAAAGGACTCAGATTTAGAAATCTTGACTTCTATTTCCGGTGAATACCAAGGATGCTTAGAAGCTTTTGCCTGTTCCCTTGCTATGTATGCTATTTTATTATTAAAGGAGTCTGTGGTATTTAATTGATCAACTGGAGTTTCAGTAGAATTACCACCTTCTACCACTCCTCTTTTAGTATTCTTACCTAATTGAGGGGTAGTTAAAGCATCATCATAATGACGTTCTCCTAAATTTTGGCCTGCTTCATTAACAACCCAAGGTGGATATTTGTGAGACATTGGAGAAGGATCATATTCAGAAACTGGTGTATACCTTGCATTTTCTGGTTCCAATTCTCCCGGAAAACCATACCTATCTAACAAACTATGATGTTCTTCCTGTCTTCCTTGTGTGTTCAATAGAGTTGGGAAAGATTCTCCATAAGCCTTTCCTTCCTCTTGTATTATTTTTTGCATTGGAATATTTTCTTTTTTAACAAAATTAAAAAATGATTTCGTAAAATCTATATCCCCGTCAGATTTAAACATAAGCTCTACCCCCTGA